CCGGGAACCAGATTGGTGACATCCATGGGGATGGACATGCGCTCGATGGCTTCCGTGTCGAATTGGATGCCAAACTCGGACTGCAACTGCTCGGGCGTCTTGCCTAGCCAGAACTCGCTGGAGGCAGCCGTTGTGGGACCCTGCCCCTGGGACACTTTAGCGCGCTCGATGGCGTAGCCATAGTCGCGGAAGAAGCGCTTGCGCCACTCGTCGTCCCCGGCATTCATGTTGTCGAGGTGCTTGTTGACGAGGCTGCGCGCCAAACCAACGGCATCGTCTCCAGCAGCCTCAGCTGCTGCGACGACTTCAAGGTAGTTCTGCGCAAACTTGCCCTCGTCGCCACGCGCCTTCGCCATGGCCATGTTCCAGAATCGCTTGGCAACATCGGGGACGCTTTGCAGAGCGTCGCTAACAACCTGGGGGCCTGCGGTCCCAAGAGCACGCAGCGTGCCGCTCAAGGTCAGACCTCGCCGGGCCTTCTCCTTGTAGACGTGGACAAGCTTGTCGAGGTGGGCCGGATCCATCGAGCCCGCGTTCTGCCCTGTCGCCATCTCGCGCTGAACAGCATAGTTGATCGGATCCCAGCCCTCGTCCTTGGCGCGGCGCTGCAACTCGGCCTCGTCCTGATACTCTTCCAGCTCCACGGCGTCTGACAGATCCTGGGGCTGGGGCTGCTCCTCGACGGCTGGGGGTTCCGCCGGCGGAGCTAGAGGTGCGGCCTGCGCTTGGGAAGCAGGAACAGCGGGGCTGTCTGGAACAGGCTGGCCCGGGGTCATGAACGTCCCGGAGGGAAACTGCTTAATGGAGTCCTGCAGCGCGCTGTCGAGATACTCGGACAACGAGGTGCCAGCGGGCATGTTCCTTAGATCAAAGAAGGGCATTACTTAGTAGTTGATAAACTGACTTTGAGGGAGCTGCCCGATGCCTCGAAGGTAGTTCAGCGCGGCGTCCTGGGGCGATGCGGGCATGATGGGAACCTGGGGCAGGGCCGAGAGCGGGTTCGCCATGAATCCCTGACCCTGGAGCGGCATGCCCGGGGGCATGAGGCCTGCCGGTGGAATGCCAGCAGGGCGGGGCTGCACCGGAACGGACGACAGCGGCACCGTCTGCACATTGTTGACCGCGTTGTAGAGCGGCCGGATCAGATCGACGATGGCTCTCCCCAAACCCGCAGCGGCCTGGGGAGGCTCGATGTTGGCGATGGCGGAGACGGCGGGCTGGATCACTGTCTGCCCAAGACTGCCGCTGGCGATCGATTTGGCCAGTGTAATGGGATCTGTGAAGTTGGCCAGACCGGCTCCGACTTTCTGACCTGTGGTCGGTGTGACTTGGGCGACGGCGGGAGTAGCGCCTGCGGGGGCTTCCGAGGTGGCACCCTCTGTGGTGCTGCCGTCGCTGCCCACGGTCACCAGCTTGCCGCCGATAAGATACACCCCGGGCTTCCTGGGAGCCGCGCCGCCGCCAAGCTCTCCGCCTGAGGACAGGGAGCTGTCAATCGGCATGACCTCCTCCTCGCCAGTGAGATACTTCAGCCCGCGTTTTCCCTGACGGGCTCCGTTCACGTAGTTCGCCCACTGCTCTGGAGTCGCATCGAACAGCTGTGAGGCCTTGGAAGACATCGACACGCCACCGGCATCCATCAGCTCAAGCTTGTCCAGAGCGGCGCGGCGCACGCGGACGCGGAGCGTGTCGAACAGATGCTTGGCGACTTGCGGTGTGGTGTAGGACTGGGGAACCGACGCGGCCCAGCGGGCAATGTCGGAGTCTGACATGTTGCCCACCTCAGCGCCGAGGGTTCTCGAAAGACCGCTCAAGATGGCTTTGGACAGAGCCTGCTGCTTCTGCGCGTCCCGGTCCCAGATGTTGAACTTTTGGATCACGCCGCCCACAGGGAACAACAGCTCCCCGACCTTCCCGGTGCCGACCACGCTTTTGATCTTCGCCGCGCTATTGTTATACGAGTTCTCAAACTCGTTTAGATCCTGCATGATCGTCGTATAGCCGGACAGCTCCTTCTGCTGGCTTCCCTCCAGATCAGCGATGGACTTGCGCTTCTCTCCCAGCACCGTTTCGCCCACCTTTTGGCCCTGGGCGTTCACGTGGACCATGACTTCGTAGATGCGGCCGTCGATCTCCTTGGTCGTCTTCTCGCTCTTGAATCCTGCACCGGATGCTTTGGCCAGCTCGGAGTTGATCCGGAGCATATTGTATTTCTCAAGGTTGCCGTGCATCGTGATCTTGTCGATGCGGCCCGTCTTGGGGTCGATGGGAACCGTGCCGAAGGTCGCAGCATACTGCTTGGCCGACTGCATGTCAAACTCGGTCGCATCGTCGCCCAGCAGCGCCATCGTGTTCTTAAGAACAGTGCTCTCTGCCGCGCCCTTGGCCAGATCCTGCTTGCCTTTGGCGATGGCTTGGTTGCCCAGCTGCTCGGCCTGGATGGCGGCGCGATTGGTGTCGTAAAGCTCGCCGCCGATGGGGCCAACCTTGAAGGTCTTGCCCGCCTGGACGACCGGTTCGAAGCCTGCCAGGGAAGCCTCGGGGGTCCCGCCCCAGCGAATTGTGGTGTTGGCTACGTCTGCCATAAGCTCTTAATAGAAGTTGCCGCCCGCGTATGTTTTTGGAAGTTGAGTTCCGGCCCCAAACGCCCCGGAGGTTGTATAGGGATTCATCTGGAGACTGGAGAAGTTGGTTCCCGAATTCCACAACTGCGGCGTCGACGACACGGCAGGCAACGGCTGCTGGCCTCCCTGTCCGCCCGAGCCGACACCGAAGTAGCTGCCCGCCGAATTGATGAGCCCCGCCGTCGCCCTGTTGGCGATGTCTATGGTCCCGGCGACCTGTTCGCCCTGGAGTATCGCGCCCTGGGCCTTGATGTTAGCGAGCGCCATTATCCGCTGATTCTCCATGTTCCGGTTCTGCTCCAGCATGTTGATGGTATCCGAGCCAGAGAGTCCTCCACCCGGGCCATACTGTGAGGCGAGCTGGAGTCCAGTCTGACCAAGCTGGGCCTGCGGAAGCCCCTGAACGTAGGGCAGAAGCCCTTGGATAGCGGCGTAGCGCTGGTTGCGCATCGCCTGGGCATTGCCGAGCAGGCCTTGCGCGGCGGACTCGCGTTGAAACTGCAGCGCAAGCCCCTCCCGGCCGATGTTCTTGCCGAGCATCTGAGCCAGTGCTCCTGTGCGATTGGGTCCAACGCCGGTCGTCCCGGCGCTCTCCAGGCCAGATCGGATAAGTTCGGCTTGGTAGTCGGGAGAAAAGCTTCCACGCAACGCGAGGTGCTCCTGGGCCCTCGTGATGAGGTCCTGTTCGAGCGCCTTGTATTGCGGGTTCATCGTCCCAGCTTCCTCGGCGATCATGGCCGTAAGCTCGCGGCCCTTCTTGGCACCTTCGCCTGCGATGGAGTTATAGATCGCTTTCACTCCCTCGGAACGCACGCCGGCGAGATCAGGGTCAGTCTGCCGAAGATTCTCCAGCCGGTTGATGTAGTATTCCCTGTCGCCGAGATTCGCCTGCTTCTTGTAGTCGGCGACGTCGATTGCTTTGAGGTTCTGGATAGCCTTCTTCTGCGCCTTCAAGGCCTTCTTCTGGGCCTTGACCCGCAGGTAGTGGCTATACATGGACAACGGCGCGTTGACGAACCCGCCAATTCCACCTGTGTCGCTGGATCCGCCTCCGCCTCCGCCTCCGCCTCCACCCATCCCACCCATCATTCCACCCATCATAAATTACCTCTTACGTCTTTCGGATGCACCACAGGGCCAACCCGGGCTGCACGTTGTTGTGGGGCTCGTCCCCGCCCGAGTCAAGAAACGGCGTGTAGTTGTATGCGTTGCCGTCGTCACCCGCGCCGCCCCCTATCGTCACCTTGACTTGGAGTCCAGCGCCAATTCCGTGACGATGCGTAGGCATCTCAGGCTCGGTGAGCGTGTGCTCCTCCTCGCCAAACACGTCGCCCTGCGCCCGCTGCGTGATGCCCGCAGACACGGCGTGGGAATAGTCGGGCGTCGCCCCCGGATCTTTCGAGGCCTGGACGATCGTTTTGCCGCGCCAGGACACGTCGTTGCTGTCCCCGGTCCCCAGGATCTCCCAGCCAGGGTTGTAAGTGGTGGCCTCCTCGGCCGTCTCCCACGTCACAAACTTGGTGTCGCCAGGGCAGCCGGACACGGTGCGCCAAGCCCCGCGCTCCCACCAGATCAGCACCCCGATGTCCTCGTCGTAGAACTGCTGCAGGTTGTAGGGCGACGCGGGCCGCTCGGACGTGGTGCCGGACTTGGGGAACGTAGGGATCCAGGAGGTTCCCAGGGCAACGTGCACACCGACAAGTTTTCCAGTGGTGCTGTTGACCTCGACCCAGATCGGCGGATCGAACAGGGTCGGCTCAGTCTCCTGAATCCACGCGATCTGCACGCTGGCAGAGGTGTCCAGGGGAACGTAGTCGGCTTCGGTGTCGTCCCATACCCACCACTGCGTCCCATCCTTGAGCCAGGGTCCCTGGTTGGAGGAGGGCTTGATGGACCCGATGACGAACGACGTGTAGCCGAAGGGGCTGACGATCTTCGTTCGTTTGAAGATCTCTTCGTAGAGTTCCTGCGGGGTCCACGCAAAGTCGGGCGGCAGCGGCGCGCCTTGCAGAATCAGGTTGGTCGTAAAAATTGCCATATGCTAGTCCAATTCAAGGTCGCCTTCACCGGTCTGGCCTGTGTAAACAGGCCCTTCCTCCACGTCAGGGGCGGGGCTGACATAAAGCGTCGAGCAGCATTCGCGCTGCGTAATGGGCATTGTGAAATCGTCAGGCATCGAAAAATTCCCCGAAACCGCCCAGGAAAGGCGGAGCTTCCTCTTCGAGTTTCTTGGCAGCCTTCATCGCGGCCGCCTCTTCGGCCATGCGGTCCACGCAGGCCTGCGAGATGGAGTTCGTCACCGTGGCGACACCTGTAGTGGTGACGTCCCGATACGTGGCGACTGCGGTGGCATTGCCTACGTAATACCTGGGCTGCCCCGCCTCCAGCTCATTCAAAAGGTCCACAAGATCGGTGCCCTCTTTGTCGGCACCATCGTAGCGCGACGCGTTGAGTTCAGTCTCATGTTCCTCGCACTCTCCTTTGCCGGGATCTTCCTCTGGATCCATGTGCACGTCGATCTGGCGAACTGCGCCGGGTCCGCTCGCGATGATGCAGAGCTGGAATGAATTGTCGACTTGTTCCTCAGCATCGGACTCCACTGCGCAGGAGGAAAAGGCGTCCGAGGCCCGCTCCCATTCTTCTTCTGTTCTCAGCACTCGGACCTGCTTCTTGAGGGCATACAGCAAATCGTTGGGGGACAGCTTGAAGGTGGCTTGCACGGAGCCTCGTTGACATCGGACGATCTTGTCGGTCACCCGCTGCCAGCGTCCCCGCCTAGCAGGCCCCCAGAGGACCAAAACGTCGACCGTCCCTTCAAGCTCTGAGAAATACACGTCGGCGAAGCGCCAGCGCTTGAGACCTTCCATGCCGCCGAGGTAGGCTCGCGTCTCCAGGGTCCACACGATGGAGCACCCGTTGTCGCGGCGGTAGTTGCTAAACGCTTCCCAGAGCCGGTTGTGGCCGTCCAGATCCTTCGAGACGTAGAAGATGCGTGGGCGCGAGTCGAAGTTGGCGCTGACCCATTCGACGGGCCGCGTTCCAACCCAGTAGCTCTCCCATCCAGCCTTGCCGCTCTCGCCGCCCAGGCCCAGCACCCAGGTGTGCGTGTTGTAGAGATCACAGTAGGGCACGCTCATTAGGAGGTAGTCCTCGAAGGCGGCCCCGGCGATGACCGAGCGGTCGGGTGACAGGCGAGACTTGGAGAAGCCCATGGGCTTGTCGAGCACCGGAACGACCCCGGAGTTCTGCGACTGCAGCGCTACATCGAGCCGCTGCATGCCCTGGCCAGCGTAAAACCAGAGGGTCCCGTTGGCCGCCACGACGGATCTGTGCGCCGAGCAACCGATGTTAGGTAGCACGACCTTCTGGAAATCGACCGCCGAGGGCCACTGGTCCCGGGCGCGGATGTTGGACTGGATGAGCGTGGTCGTGTCTTCGGTGAGGATGACTAGAGCCGGGGAGGCGAGGCTCGGCAGCTCAGCCATTCCGGTGACGTTGCCGGGAAGAATGAACGCGCCAATGTTTCCGACATACTGCCCTTCCACAAAGGACAGCGGGTTGGCGTAGTCGGAGGCGAAGACGCGGCGACCACGGGCGACCCACAGCCTGCCGCCGGACCACGCCATGTGCGTGCCCATCGGCGTCAGAGCGTTGCCGCCCAGGTGCGAGCCAGAGGCCCCGTTGTAGTAAGCGGAGGCGCTCTTGCCGTCCTGCATCATCAGAATGGCTCGCGGGGTGATTAGCGAGATGGACCCGTCCGGGTTGCGCTCGGCGGCCTGCTCGGTGATCGCCCAGAAAATGAACGGGGCGTTCTCATCGAACAAGATACCAGATATGGGTTCCAGCGCGGTATAAGGGGGCAGCAGCCGATAGATTACGCCATCAACCGCCACAATCAGCTGCTCTGCTCCATCGGTCGGACGGAACATGACCATGCCCTGCAGATTGCCATCGGGGAGGTTGACTTTCCACTCGTAGCCCGGGCGGCACTGCACAATGCCACCGCGCCGAAGGGTGTTCATTGACCGGCGATACTGCCCGCGCTGCATGATCTCGATGTCGCTTGCGGAATCCATCTCCGAAAACATGCGGTCAGTCTCTATGAGCTTGGGGAGCATAGGTCACTCAGAAACAAAATCATCGCACTCGTCCCGCAGCGTCGGGCCAGACACCTGAATCGGCATCGTGACCGGCGGGGTGTGCGCCCACTGCGCCTCGGTGAGATACCGACGGGCCGTAGCCTCGTTCCCAGCGCCCCGCTCCAGATCGCCCTTCTTGAAGTAGGACAGCGCCTCCACCATGAAGAGGAGCGCGACCGTTGAGGGGAGTGGCACTAGGTCGGTGAGCGACTTGACCCGGTAAACACGCTTGCGGTATCCGATACGGATCCAGTCAAGCTCGCGGCCCAGCTGGATTCGGCGATACTCAGGGCACGTCTCATCGGGTTCGTAGATTCCCAGAAGGGAGCCGCTGCCGGGACCGTTGGTGTAGGTGGACAGACGGATGTTGCCGTCAGAGGGGCCCTTGTAGACCCGGGTGATGCGTGAAAATGTGGGGGCAGTCGTGTCGGGAACAGCGATGTTCCAGAGGGTGGGCACCCTCCAACCATCCTTCCATTCGCCTTGGTCGAATGAACGCACCCATTGGTTGGTGGTATCATAGCCATATACCCAAACTGGCACACCGACGTCTTCTTCCAGCTGCAGGAATGCGACCACTTTGGATGCCTCCGTGAGGTCTTGAAGGACGGGGGTCAAGCCCCTGTCGTCCCAGGTATACGTGCAGCTGCTCGCGCAGTCCCCCGGACCATTGATATGGAAACGGAAGAACATGTCGCGGCCGATAGTTGGCGTGCCCCCGAAATTGATGGCGAGGATGGTGTCCACCTCACGCGGCAGCGTGACGCAGCGCTTCTTCGTAACGCAGATGTCAAGGTAGCCCAGCAGGGGGTCGAAGTCCCCCGAGTTGGCCAGCACCTCGACAGCGTGACTGATGCGCCGGTAGATCGTCTGCCGGTCGCACGCGCCCAGGATCTTCTTGACGTCGTCGTAGATGTCCTCAACCAGAAAGCTCATTCGTCCTCCATCTCGCCCATCATCTCGTCCTTGAGTTCGTCGAGGGCCTCTTCGCTCGTCTTCGCGGGCTTGGACTCGTCGGCCTTGACGGTGACGATCTGCTCCAGCTTGATATCCACGCTGCAGTCCTGTTTGTCCCCCTCGTCGCTGTAGTGGCAGTGCTCGGACTTCTTGCAGAAGCGGAAGGTGATCTCCCCGTATTCAGGCAGTTCTTCGAACGCCTCCCCGCGCAGGCAGAGCCTCGGGCAGCACTCCATCGGAAATGTTGGTTCCTTGGGCATACCCATCCCTTCTTTGTCGCTTAGATCCATGCCAGTAAATTTCGCAATCGTTTTCATCAGTAAATCTTTCTCACCACTATCGCGGCGATTTCCAAGGGGACGCCGCCCTCCCACCAAAAGTTGAGGGTGTCGAGCACCCCGTCGGCTTCGCCGTGCGAGAGTGTCGCAGTGGACCCGTTCACCTGCCTCCAGACGCTGGTGGAGTCCGAGTAGAAGCCCGTGATCGCGTCGTAAGCGTTCCAGTTTCCGCTGGCTCGATTGATTAGGTTTGGATCGTCAGGCATGTAGGCTCGGCCAGAGTAGGTAACTGCGGTCGCCCCGGAGAACAGCGGCCGCCAGATGGACATCCCAAGCAGCGACAGCCGCTCCTCTTGCGCCGAGATGACGTGCGGGGCGGCCGTGGCGCTGTCTGTGATGGTGTTGCCCACCTTGCTCACGGCGGCAACGGTGCCTGTGCCAGTAAACTTGTCGGTCAGCCACACGTTGGCCTGCGCCGCGTAGGTGAACGTGTTGGTAGCACCGCTGTGGACGCCGAAGAAATTGGTGCAGGTGGCCGACGAGAAGGGCTGCGCAGTCCCAGAACACACGCCGAAGGCCCACTCACCGTTGAAGTTGCTGGTAGCGTCGATGCGCAGCGCCACGTAGGCGATGATCCGGTTCCACTTGCCCGCCCACGGCATGGCGCGCACAAGCTCGCCGCCAGTGTTGGGAAGGATAATGCGGCGATCTGTGATCGTCGGACTGCGCCACTCGGTCTTGTCAGCAACAGTTCCGCTGGTGGCGATGCCGTCGCTAGTCCACCCCTTGCCGGTCACCCAAGTGCTCCCGCCCAGCGCCTCGTCCTCGAAGAACGTCATGCAGTAGGTATCGGACGTGATGATCTCAGGAACGGTGATCTCGGTGCCGTCGGTTCCAGCTGCCCCGGCGTCGCCGACAGGCCCTTTATCACCGGCAGGTCCTGCAATCACTGTGCCGGCAGGGCCCTGCAGACCTGCGGCCCCGTCCTGACCGATGTAGCCGTCCAAACCAGCGAAGCCCGTCGGGCCCTTGGGACCCGTTGGCCCGCGAAGCTGGTTCCGAGGCACCTTGGTCACAATACCGTCGCACACGCCGATCACGTAGTCGCCCGTTGTCAGGGCGTCCTTGCGCGGCAGCTTGTCGATCTTGTAACTGGTGCTCATGTTAGCTTGTAGATGTCCACGGCGGCCACCTGCAGCGGATGCGTGGCGTCTGGCCAGTAGATGCTAAAAGTGTCGAGCACGCCAGTGGTGTCGTCGAGAGGACACCCAGCGTTGCCTTCGGAGGTGTCACCATACAGCGTCGGCATGTTCCACCGACGAACAGCCATGCGGACATTGTTCCAGCCCTTCGTCCCGCGATACTGTTCCCACCCGCCCCCGGGTGTGTTGTAGTCTATTGACACAGACCCAGCCACCGGAGTTGCCCAGTTGCCGCGAGTATACAGGACGTGAACAAGATTCTGGCCGTGCTCCTCTGCCATCCAGCGCCGTCCAGTGGCCCCGGCGTTAGCCCCGTAGTCAGTCACGGTAGCCCCAACCTTTGTCGCGCAGTGCGAGGCCTCGTGCTCATAATAGTCGCAGTTCGTCCCGGCCCCAAGCGTGAACGTGCTGGTCGCTGGACCGTAGATACCGAGAAACGTGACGCAAGAGGCCGAGCTGAACATGTGCGTCGTCCCGCTGCACAGCCCGATTGCCCACTCGGTATCAAAGTTGGCAGCGTTGGAGTTGACACGCAGGAGCAGGGTGATACGAAGAGTATTCCAGCTGTTGCCCCAGCTCATAACACGGCCCATCTCTCCGTTGGCGATCTCGGCGCGGATGACCTTGCGACCGTCCAGCAGAGTGCACTCCCGGGCTGTGGTGTTGGTCGTCACCCAGTAGCCGTTCCACCCGATACCCTTGTCAAAAACCGTGGCTCCCGCTGCGTAAGATCCGAAGCACTCCATGTCCTCGGTGTCTGTAAAAGTGGACTCCGGGAAGTTGCTGCCGTCCACGCCGGCGGCCCCGGCAGGGCCTGCGTCACCAACCGCCCCCTTCGCTCCCGTGGGCCCTTTGGCTCCTGCGGGACCGGCGGGACCTTTAGGCCCATCGGCACCCACAACACCGTCTGCACCGTCTGGACCTTGGTCACCTTGCGGCCCGCGAGCGCCGGGAGAAGTGCCGGACGAAAGAGCGGGAACGGATACTGTGATGTAGTTGCCAGATCCAATGGGCGTGATCGCCGCGATCCGGTCGTCACTCTCGGCATCGTCAGTTGTTGGCAGTTCACGTCCGCGTGGCATACGTCACCATTTGAAGATTGCTACGGCACCAATTTGCATGATGTTGGTCGTGCTCCACCAGAAAAAGTTGAACGTGTCCAGCGCGCCAGTGCTCTCGTCGAAAGCGAAGCTGTGCCCAACAGACGTGGGGCTGGCCCAGTCAGTGCCCTTCGTTTCGTCCCAAGCGTAGTCCCACAGCATCTTTTTGTTCGCTCTGAAATACTCGACGTTCGTAGTTGACCCGCCCCCGTGCGAGGTCATGGTGTATGTCCCGCCTCCGTCAGCGCCACGCAAAATCTCCAGGCGCAGAAAGGACAAGTTCCCGGCTGGACCTGCAGCTCCCCACTGCGCACTCCCTGTTCCGCTGGAAAGGTAGGTGTATGTCGCGCCTCTCTTGTAGAAGAAGCTTGGGGTGCTGACCGCGTGAAAGTAGTTCTGCGTCCCTGCGCTGTAGGTCGTGCTGCCGAAGTGCGGAGGCCCGAAAGACCAGTTGCTGATGCCAACCCAGTTGGGTGTGTTCCCAATGAACAGAGGGCCCGTGCCGCTGCAGATGCCCAAGGCAAATCCGGCGTTCGGAGCTGCGATGTTCGCAGTCCCATCGATGCGCCAGGACACGTAAATGTCGAGGTAACTCCATTCGCTGCCCCAAGGCATGCGGCGGCCGATCTCAGTCCCTGTGGTCGTGAGGGGGTTATACCCAAGCTCCACTCTCTTCTGTGCCGCACCCCATGCGGTGTTCTCAGATACTATTTCGGGTGAAGTGGTGCCTGCCGTAGCCCACGCGTCGCCCGATAGGAAGCCCACGCCACCATTGCCGAGCGACCCGCCAACAGAGCTTTGCTCGAAGTCGTCGTAGCAGAAAGTATCGAACGTGGTCAGCTCTGGCCCGTTCTTGCCATCTAGCCCGTCCGCGCCGTCCGGCCCATCCGGCCCTTTGTCCCCCACAGGCCCTTTGTCGCCGTCGGGACCCGTCGGGCCTTGATCGCCCACTGGTCCCTGCGCGCCGTCGGCCCCGGGCGCTCCATCTGCTCCGGAAGGACCGCGCAGCCCTCTCGGACCCGCTGGCCCTACTGCCGCCGCCATCGGGATCTGGTAAGTTGGCCACCCGTTGCCTGCGATCTCTTGGCGCGCACCGATAGCCGCGTCTTCATCGTTTATCGGACGGGAAAGCTCCGGAAGTTCAGATCCGCGTGGCATTATAACTCTAGTCGGTGTAGATCACGTCCAGCTCAGGGCTCGTGATGATAGGGTCGTAATCTTCAGTGAGCAAGTGCGGCCGCATAGCAGAGGGCCAAGCCGGGGTCTTGCAGATGCCCTGAGGAGAGCAGCCGCAGCAGGCCGCATCGGTGGCCGTCACGTCAATCGCCGAAACCGGACATTCGTTGCAATCACTCATACTCAACAGTATTATCGGCGTCCTTTTCCTACTTGTCCAGTTTTACGGCTCTTCGGTGTATTTTACTAGCACTCCTGCGTCCGCGTTGGTGAAAGAGTATAATTCTAGCAACGCTTTCTTGCCCGCCGTCATGTTGGCGGGAACGGCGGAACCGACGGCTGTCCAACCCACGGGGGTGGTCAGTGCGCGAGCCGAGCTGTCGTCGATCAGCCGGACATACTTGCGCCTCCCGGCCGCGAGATTGCTGGTCGTTAGGATGAGGTCGCCCGTGAGAGAAATAGTGTGGCTTTCAGCAGCGGTTGAAAAGTCCAGATTCACTGTGGCGTTGTAGACCAGAGTCGTGTGGGTCGGAGTCCCGAGTGGCCCCTGCTCGCCCGCAGGTGAAATGAGCGTGGCCGCCGACACGACAGTGCCGGGAGCGACCGCGTCCGTAGATCCCAGATTCTCCATGGTCAGCGTCCCAACACCCCTGCCGGTGATCTGGTAGGCACCCACGTTATCGATGTAGACCGTCTGCCCGATGGCGAACAAGGCCGCGCTGACAACGCTAACGATGACCGTCGCATTCACAGCCGGGACGGTGAAGTTGGCGGTCGTCTCGGTCCAGCCGCTATCGCCGTCGGCTCCAGCAGCACCAGCCGCCCCAGTGTCGCCCTTGACCCCGGTGTCGCCTTTAGCCCCCTTGGCCCCGGTAGCCCCCTGCGGACCTGTGACGAGCACCCGGCCGCCAGCCTGGACCGCAGTGCCTGGAACGACTGCCTGGGTGTGCAGCGTGATGTAGATCAGCTGCGCCGAGGTGTTCCGAGCGGCTACAATCCACCAGCCGGATCCTTCGATGAAGACCAGTGAGTCGACCGGGATCGCCTCGGCATCCTGCACGGTGACGACGATGTTGCCACCCACGGATGGCTGAACGAAGGCGGATGCCAGGAGGGTCCACGGACTGGAGCCGTCGGCTCCCGTCTCGCCTTGGAGTCCTTGCGGGCCGGTCAAACCCACGATCCCCTCGTCGATGAGGCGCAGAAGGTAGCATGCGATACCCTCTCCGGGGAGTCGGGGATTGGCAGGCAGACCGACGTCGAGATTGCAGGGCATTGTCCAGACCACCTGCCCATTCACCAGTGTCTTGGTCACCGCCCCGTAGAAGGAGGTGACGAAATTATCGAGCGCGCTTTCGAGGGGCTCGTTCTCGGCCGTGATGACCGGCACGTCATTGCTGCAATTTGAACAACTCATTTGGTCAGTTCCTTGATCAGATTCTGGACCTGCTCGTCCTGCGACTGCTGGTGCGTGGCGCGGAAGTGGTCCTTGACTTTCTGCGCGATTTCTTTGTCAGGTATGATCTTGTCCAGCGCCTTCTTGAACTCCTCCCCGCCCTTGAGGACCTGGGAGAAGGCTTTGCTCAGAAAGGCGCTGCCCACGTTTGCGGCCCCGTTGAGTCCCAGCCCCACGGCCGGGTTCATGGCCGACACCATCCCCAGCCCCACTTTCAGAACTGCATATCCGATGAGGCAAGCCACAAATAGGCCGCCGACCCACAAGAAGTATGGGATCTTGAGAATGCCGGTATCTTCGATCTTCTTACCGACGTTCTTGTCGTTGTCGCGGGCGAAGCCGCGCAGCTCGGCCTGATAGGTTGCCGTCTGATGGTCGAGCTTCTCCACGAGATTGCTGGAGGGGCCCGTGTAGTAATCCTTCGGCGGCCCGTAGCTGCGCTCAAGCGCCTCGGCCAGATCACCGGCTTCGGCGGCAGGCACCTCCGCTGAACTGGCTTCCCCCTGTGCCGTTCGTTCAGCTTCTCTCGCTTTTTCCGAGAGACGTTGTAGTGCCTGCCGCCTAGCTTCTTCTTCCTTGTTGGAAGGCAGCGGGAATTTTTGCACTTTGTCCTGTCCCAGTTCTACCCTTTTAGGAATCAGTGTCCCACAACCAACCAGCAGAGGAGCAAGAAGAAAGATGAGCAGCAACTTTTTCATTCGACTTTGTTGCCTTGTTTGAGGGCTTTGATTTTCTTGATCACGAAAACAACCGTGACTACGGCTACCGCGATTTGCCCGAAGGCCAGAGCGAAATGCATATACGGTTCCAAGTTGGCGAGAGCTTCCTTGACTCCCGCGAGAGAGAAATTCAAGATGGCGAAACAAGCGAGCTTGATGTCGCTGGGATCTTTGATCATATGGCTTTCAGGGTGGCCGCATCCTCGGGGGTGAGGAACAGCTCCAAAACTTGTCCCGGCCTGCGTTCGATGGCGAGTGTTACGCCACCGTCAGCCGCGCCAGTCTCCGGGTAGAAGCGGCGCGAGGAATCCTTAGGCACTGACAGCTTGACGAAGAACCCTCCCATGTCGACGTCAAACCACAGGTTCTGGTCGGTCAGTGCTTTGAGAAATGCGAGTGTCTTCATACGGGCCTTTTTTATACGATCAAGCCAACTTTGCCCGCGAAATACTCGATATAAGTATTCTGTGTCGCCGTGCTGTCCGCAACAGTCCGTATCATAAAGGCGGAGATGGCTATCCCGCAGGAGACTCCGGCAAAAGCGCTGGACCCCAAAATAAACCCCTTATTGATTCCGCCCAGAGCCCCGAGAGTTCCGGTGACAGCGGCGGTTTTATTTACCCGAACGAGACTCGACGCCCCGTTGTAAACTGCCGTGACAACTCTCCAGGTGTTGACGACGTAAGGCACCGCCCGGTCAATTCGAGCGAAGGGGTTCGCGTTCGTGTATATCGACTCGTCAGTTGGATTAAAATCGCAGTAAGTTGCCCAGGTAGGGTTGATATTGTCCCACAAAGAACGGGAGGCGGCGATTCTTTGCGGCATAAAACAAAGGTAAAACGTCAACGGCTGGGCAAGCGCGGCGTGCGTTCCGGCGTAGTTGTGGATAAAATACGTCCCCCACGAAAGAGTGCTCCCGTCATTGTTGTAAATTGCCCGGGCCCCGCTAGCCAGCGGAACAACGGGGGTCCACGAGCTGGGATTGGCAATGTAAGTAGTGGACCACCCGACGTTGTCGGTCACCTGCCATTCAAGAAGTTCGACCTGCCCCTGCCCCAACGCATTGGCATCCCTGACCCCCACGTTGACGTTTCCGTATGTAGCGTGGCCCAGGAATGTGGTTGTATACTCAGTCGACGTTCCGTCGATGGTGATATTTACGCTGTCCCCCGTCGCGGAGCCGGCATGATACAGCTGAATGGCCGTGTTTCCAGTGATCCGCTTGATCTTGATCCGCAGCCGGTAAGTAACTCCAGGCTGCGTAAAAGGCACTGGCTGATACACCGCTCCGTTCTGCGCGGTAAACGTTGCCAGAGTAGCGCTGTTGATCGTAGCGGAAGCAGCCGTGTAGACACTGGCGGCGGCCATGTTTTCACTGGCGCGAACCCAGTTTCCCAACGTATCCGTCCGGCTAAGCACAGGCTTATTACTCATACCGCCACCGCCTGAAAAATTAGTTGCGTCGGTTATATCCGTCTTGTCCACCTGGGATGCCATTCGATTTCCCCACGACACGACGTCGCCCGGAGCGTTAGTCACGACGTAGTTGTCGACGTCCCACCAACCCCACGTGTTTGCGTCGGTGGGGTCTGGAGACCAGCCAACCACGGAACTATTGAGCAGCGCCCGGCGGGTTGCGATGTTGATCGGCATACCTTAATCCCGGAGCACACCAAACGCAATCGAGAGATCGCCGGCCGCCACGTAGTCCGGGGTTCCAGTGCAGATGGTGATGCAGTAAATGTGCTCGTCGGCGGACGACAGGACCAACCCGATGCCAGTCTTGAGCGCGATGCTCACCGACCCGGTGTCGTAGTAGTCGGCCGCCAAAACTTTCACGGTGCCGATGACTTTCGCGACGTCGTTAGCGTGCAGCGTGAACGCGCCCTGATCCGCAACAGTGCTGTCCGAAGGGTTCGCGTCGAAAAATACGAAGATCAGTTCAGCTTTCTGATCGCTGCTGTCGGTCACAGAAATGCTTTGAAGCACGCATCCGTAGGCAGCTGTCCGAGGAAGATGCAGCGTCCGCAGACCGGCCACAACTTCGTTAGCCGCGTAAACGGCGGTGGAAACAGCGGTGTTGTCAACAACCGAGGCCGAAAATCCACCCACGCGGATGCCCGTAGTCCCCAGGAGCGTCTCAATGTCCGAGATGTTGGTGTCGATGGTCCCAAGATGGACTTCCGACGCGCTGGAGGCGGTGTCGATGCTGCCCAGGTGAACCTCGGCAGCAGCCATGTTGGTGTCGATGGATCCCAGATGGGCCTCCATGTTGCCGGTGTCTGTGTCGATAGTGCCGAGCACATTCCAGATCGCGAGCAGCTCGGCCTCAAGGGCCGGGAGCATGACAAGCAGATTGGTGTAGATGTTGAGAAGAGTCGCCTGCGTAGCGAGAGTCGAGATGTCTACCGATCCACCCCCACCTCCACCTCCCGTGGTCACCACTCCATTGTGAAGGGTGCCCAGAATTTTCTTGAGGATGTTGTTGTCGTTGTCGCCGGTTTGATATGTTAGAGTTGCCATAGTTATTGGGTGTGATTGTTCAGCTCGATGCGCCGTGGTAGTAACGCAAAATGAGGGACACAGTCCCCGCCACGATGGCTTTCACATACACCACGTATTGTGTGCTCGCCTCGAGGATTATCTCGTAGTCGCTTTGATGATCACCAATAGCTCTTCCAGAGCCCATCTGGAATGTCGCGATCAAAGTTCCATCCGCCGCGTTAGTAGAATTGGCCCCGACAGTGGCCGCGCCAGCGGTCGCGGACGTCCGATTTCGGTTGATAGAAGCGACCGCCGTCCCAGCTGTGGGAGTGGTCGGGGTTTCGAAAAATTTAACCAGTGTCTCGGATGTCGTCATCATCCCAAGAAACAGATGAATGTATGTCGGAGCAGCGGGAGCAGTAATAAGCCATCTATACTCGTTGTTAATGCTCAAAGTCACGACATTACTAACAAGAAAAGCGATACCCTCATGCACTGTCTTGTGATCGTGATCGATGACCTCAACATCTCCCGCGACAGCTGATACAGCTACAGTGCCGTCCACCGTGAGGGATCCACCATTGTCCGTGACGGGATATGTCGCAGGTAGGTTGCCGACGTTGACCGTGCCGTCCACCGTGAGCGATCCGCTGTTGTCGGTAACGGGCTGCGGGCTTTTTGGAGCAAATGCGAAACTCATGCTTCCTTTATGGCGTATTGCTGACCAACAGTGCCGTAGACATACACCGCGTCGGTGGAACAGAAGGACCCCTCGATGACCACGGTCCCGTAAGGGAGAAGCACGATTGAGGGTGCTCCAGCAGTGGCGAGGGCTCCGAAGTTGACCCAGAGATCATAATCGGAAGAAAGATTCTGCAGAAGAAAATAGTGGCGATCTCCGTGCCCGGGGGCCCCAAGCTGGGAAACGCCCGTCGCAGCGATGGTTCCACTGTAGTTGTTGAGCGGACCACGAAAAGTGGCGTTGACATTGAGCGTTATGCTACCGATGCCTCCGGTCAAAGCGTTGGCCGCGATCTCCGAATTCCACAACATCTTCTTCAAGATGTTGTTGTCAGTATCGCCGTTCTGATAGGATTTCGTAATGGCCATAGGTCAAAAAAGGGCCAGAGAGTCTCCCCTCCAGCCCAGATGATCCGTTCTTGCTAGCCCTTGGGATCATAGGGCCGTCTCAAAAGGTGCCCCGATATTTTACACCCTCGGGACCACGGGCAGATCTGAGGCTTAGTTCAGCACTTCGATGGCGTTACAGCTCGTCACTGTGCAGTCATCCAAGCCCAGGTCAGGCTTGCATTTCTTATACAGGATCGGGATGATGTGATGCGGCCGCACCGGTTCGTAGGCGCGCACGATCTGGTATTTGTGCCAGCCGTAGTCACCCCAGACGTTGCAGTCGTTGTCGACCTTATAGTGCCAGTCCAGCTCGCCCATCACCAGCTGCGGAGCGAACTTGAAGCTGCCTTCGCCGACGTAGCGCTCGGGAACGAGTCGCCGGAAGGTATCCATCGCGACGAGGAATCCGACTTCCCAGTCAGCGCCCGTCCACGACGTGTTGTGCGTCGAATAGGACGTGTTCTTGGCCTGATCAGTCACGCAGGTGCGCGGATTGATGAGGTCGAGGTCGCCAGCTTCGTCGAACCCGGAGGC